TTTGGAGGCCGTTGAGTTTTCGAACTCGTGCAGTTTATGTTTAATGTTGTAATGTTTAACTTGTGCTGTAAATTAAAAATAATGGTGTGCCACGACGATGTATAGTGGTAGCTTAAATCAAACTAAGCCATTTTCTCCTCTTGGAGTTTTTGAAGAGGATTAGGGTACAATTACCCTTTTCCTTGGTTTTACATAACCGGTGTAGACCGGAGGGCCGTGAGGCCGTCATGTTTAGCTATTTAGCCAAAAGTCAGCCTGGTACTTCAGGCGTTTTCTGGCGAAATGAAAGCACTCCTATTTATAGGATGTGAGTAAGATTAGCCAACCTCGCAATGATGACACCTCTTACACGAATTTCTACATCTATAACCGTTGAAGAACGTAAAACTCATGTGGCGAATGTGATGTTGCAGCGAGTCTATGTTAAAGTAGATGAGCTGGGTGACGCAGTACCGGTGTGTATTGTGTGTCGCCATTGTGTGACATTGGCAGATGTCTCGCAGTGGTGTGTTCGGTGTGCCCGTCGGGTATCGAGAATTCCATGCCCGAGGGGCTTTGTGTATGCAGAAGCCTTTGAACCTAAGTCGGTATGTCTTAGACGTAAGCAAGCGAAGGCTGAGCATCTTGTTAACTGTAGCGTGGCTACTGGACAGAGTAGGAGACCGCGCTATGGTTATTCACGGCGATTGGCCGATGTGTTTTGTGAGGCCTTTGATATTGATATCGAAGATTGTTGTGTCCTATCTCTTATGCGGGCGAAGGTTGATGCTCTCATCAACTTTTTCCCCAATAGGAGTGTGGAATTGCAAGCAATTGCGGTATCAATAGACAGGGTTTTCTCTGTTGTTGGTCGTCGTGCTGGAGCCATCGTGGATCAAATGAAGAAAACGGACGATTGTTTGCATTATTCTATGTCTTTTATGTATTTGTTGTCTAATCGTATGTTTGAAAAATACAAGTTGAGGGAAGCTCAACTTGTGAATGCTGTGGGTGCGATGCGTAATTTAATTCGGAAGATGAATGCTGTGGTTGTTTCGTCTTTGGTGAATGTTGAGAAGCAGATGGACACTATGGTGGACATGGCTGAAAGGTTAGTGTTAGAGAGTGGAAAAGCTGCAACATCTGTTGTTAAGAAAGCTATGTCGTCAGGATTGAAAGCGCTACAAGATTGTGATTCACCTGCTGTTTTGAGAAATTCAGCAGGAGATTTTGCTTTAGTGGATGCGCCTAAAGAGGTGACAACATTGGCTTTTCAGACTAGAGATATTGCAGGAGGAGTGAAGTCGAATTTTTGTCAGGATGATTCTACAGATGTACATGATATTTTAGGACGTTGTAAGCGCCCTTCATTGCAGGCAGCTGGAACTTGGACGACTGTGCAGACAATTGGAACAGATTTGTTACAACCTGCTCGGTCGGCTAGGAATACAGGGTTTGCTGTGAATGGTGTAGCTCCTTGGTATCCTTTTTCGTCTACGGGTACTCTTGCATCTATAGAGTATGTGCACACAGCGTTGAGTGCCTATTCTCGGATGTATAGATATTGGCGTGGTTCGTTAAAGTATACTTTGGAGGTGCAAGCTTCAAGGTTTGTAGAAGGTCAAATATATATGTGTTATCAGCCTTCAAGGGCAGCAGGAGTGCAGACTCCTACGCTTGAGCAGGCACAGAATTGTATGGGTGTGATGATTGATTTGTCTATGTGTAATCGTATTGAGTTTGTTGTACCGTATAATAATGTTTTTGATTATTTGTTGAATCCGCGGCAGGATACAGATTCTGCGCAGACTCAGTTTAATAATATGGGTCAAATTTTTATGTTTGTGCAATCACCTTTAATGACGTCAAATGCAGCAGCAGGTTCTGTTGCAGATTGGTTTTTATGGGTGCAACCGGAGGATGATTTTAAGTTTTATGTTCCGCGTCCACTTAGAGATGATGTGAAGATTAATGGAGCATTTGTGAATGTTCCACCTAATCCAGCTTTGTCTCATGTGGAGAGGCAGATGGAGCAACAGGAGTTGCAGCAGGCGAAGCTTGCTGAGACTGGTGTTGCTATGCCTTCAACGGGATTTAAGACCGCAGATGATGCTTTGGTTAATTGTCGTGTAGATGTTGTGAATTATGGTGATGTGATGCACAGGGAATATCTGTTGAGAACAGGTATTCAATGGTCAAATACGAGTACTTTTGGTCAAGTGCTGGCGCAAGTTCCATTGAGAGCGATGTTTATAATGAATGAAAACATTGCTCCCAAGGGAATGATTGAGTATCATACGTATATTCGGTCGTCTTTTGAGATAACGCTGCGAGCAAATCCGATTATGACAATGTCGGGAATGGCTGCGTTAGTTTATATTCCTTCTGGAATAAATTCTGCGCAAGTTCCTAATTTCATAGCGGATGGAATTGCAACGTTGACTCAATTGCCGATTTCGTTTTTGACGCCCCAGACTACAACTGAGGCACGAATTCGAATTCCGTGGTCATACATTAGGCGACTAATGTATGTGAATATGGATGAGACTGAATTAGGGTATGTTGCTGTGGTGGCATATACTCCTTTGCGTGATGCAACTGCAAGAACGTTAAATATGGCTCTCTATGGAAGAATGGTCGAGCCTCATTTAACGTTCAAGCGTGCTATAGTTCCTACTGGCGCAATCCAGCGTCAGATGGAAGGACAGCAGGTTGAAGGTACAGGTCATGGTGCGTCCGGTCCTAAATTGTTCGACCTCCCTACTGACACGATGGGTCAGACGGGATGTGGAACGATGTTAGGTCGTAATGTTGAGGCGAAATCACCTTTTAGTGATGCGCCTCACATGGACGAGCGTGCGCTTATGCGTAGACCAGATTTTTGTTTTACAACCGCACCAAGTACAGTGATCCCAGACGACAGTCTGAGGGAGTACATGGCGTGGCCGATACGACCTGCTGGTCAGGTTCATCGGTATTTGGCTACTACGCATCAAGCGTGGAGTGGTAGTAACCGTTATTACGTTGTGACGGATGCTGCTATGGTGTTTCAAGGGCGTTGTGTGTTGTTGCAAGACATTACTACGTCGTCTTTGTTGAATGTAGGTATCAACCCTCCTCCTGGTGGGTTGACGTCTCCAGGTCATTTGTTTTTAGGTTCGTCTGTGTGGTATCCTGCTACGGTTGATGCACATGTGGTGCAAATGCCGCAGTATTCCCAAAATCCGAGTTTGTTTTGTCAGATGGCTGTCGCGTCTCCATTTAGAAATGGAGACACTGATTCGCTAGCGTGTGGAAATGCTAGGTTTTATATGATGGCGCATAATAGTACAACTCAGATTGTGGGAGTGTGGATTTACCATTCCATTGGTGATGATTTTGAATTCTACATGACTTTACCGTTTCCACCCACTCGTCCTAATGCGAACCCGCCGTTGGTTCGTGAGGAGTGGATGTCAACTGGAGTTAATGTGTATTCTGAATCATCAGCTCAGAGGAGTGGATGGATCCGTGACTTGACGCGTGAAGGTGTGGAGCCCAATCCAGGGCCCGTGCACTCTAAACTGTTGTCAAGTTGGGAGCAGGAAGTGTGTGAGATGATTGATCGTAAGGTTGCTGATTGTCGTTTTCGTCGTGAGGCTATTTGGAATGATTTGTGTGACTGGATTAAGACTAAAGTTGGATCTGTGGCGTCAGATGCAGCTAAGTCTGTAATGCGTGAAAGGATTGAGGATTTGCATAGTAAGCTTGTGTCAAAGGTTTTGCCGTCTTTAGTGTGGGCTGTTGATTTTATTTTAAATATTTATGTGATTGCTACGTCTGAGAATGTAACTGCACGGTTGCTTGCTTTGTCTTCGTTGACAGCGAAGACAATTTGTGCTTATG